AGTCAAGGAGTTCGAAGCTATCCTTAAGCCTGAGGACAACAGCCGCATCCTTTTCCTTGGGACACCCCAATGTGAGGACAGTATCTATAACAAGATGCTTGAGCGTGACTACGAGATGCGCGTGTGGCCAGCAAAGAAGGTAACATCCGATAAGTCCGAAAAGATCTACAAGGGTAACATAGCTGACTCCTGTATCGACAACGATAACGTAGGGGAGCCTACCGAACCCAGCCGCTTTGGTGACATCGACCTAGCCGAACGTGAAGCATCCTATGGTAAGTCAGGGTTCGCCATGCAGTTCATGCTGGACCCTAAGCTGTCCGACTTAGACCGCTATCCCTTAAAGATCAATGACCTGATTGTTATGGACCTTGATAACGACACGGCACCCGAAAAGCTTGTGTGGGCGCAAGTCCCGGAGAACGCTTGGGACAGCACTGTGCCTAACGTAGGGTTCACCGGGGATCGCTTCTTCCGTCCTATGAAGCTTGTGGGTGACCACGTGCCTTACACTGGAAGTGTCCTTGCTGTTGACCCATCAGGCCGTGGTAAAGACGAGACCTCTTGGGCTGTCGTCAAGATGCTTAACGGCTACCTGTATGTTACCGATGCCGGTGGTATGCAAGGAGGTTACGACGAAAAGGTTCTTAAGGTGTTAACCATGAAGGCCAAGATGAACAAGGTTAATGTTATTGTGGTGGAAAGTAACTTCGGTGACGGCATGTTTGTAGAGATCATTAAGCCCTATCTCACCAAGATCTACCCTTGCACCATCGAGGAGATCAGACATAACGTCCAAAAGGAACGACGAATCGTAGATACCCTAGAGCCAGTCCTTAACCAACACCGCCTTGTTATCGACCCTAAGGTCATAAAGAACGACTACGACTCAGCCCAAAAGTATCCTATCGAGACACAGCTTAAGTATCAGCTAATGTTCCAGCTATCTCGCCTTACACGAGAAAAAGGGGCGTTAACACATGATGATAGACTTGATGCCCTTTCTATGGGAGTCTCCTACTGGACACAACAGATGGCCCAAGATGCCGACACAAAGATAGGAGAACGCAAAGAGGAGGCCATCCTACAACAACTACGAGACTTCAAGGACGCCTATTACAAGTCCCACAACAATAACAACAACGCCACGACATGGATATAAAGACTGTTAACGACATTATAGCAATGCTTGAGGAATACCGCGATAGTGGCCTTAGGATGGATTCTGAGAGGGTCTTGGAGGGACCGGTAGGTGAGCCTAGGAAACAACGCCTTGTGCTGTGTGTGGGGCATTCTAGGGCCGGAGACAGGGGAGCTGTAGGATGGGACGGAAACACCACCGAGTGGACCTACAATCGAACCCTTGCCCACTTTATCAATCTTTACCTAGATGAGGCCATTGATGTTACCATTATCGACAAATACCAAGGGGACTCCTACACCGAAGCTATGGCTAACCTTAAGCTTGGCGTTGATCCCCTTGGGGCTGACCTTGTGGTCGAACTACATTTCAACGCCTACAAGTCCCAAGAGGCCAACGGATACGAAGCCCTTTACTGGCACACCTCCAAACACGGCAAACACGCCGCCGAAACCTTTATCCAAGCCATGGACTCCGCGTTCCCCTACAACACCAACCGAGGCACCAAGGCCATCAAAGAAAACAACGAGCGAGGCGCACGGTTCCTCAGGATGCTTAAAGCACCTTGTGTTATCCTTGAACCATTCTTCGGCACAAACCAACGAGAATGGGAGATGTTCCAAGAGTCATCATACGGAAAACAACAACTCGGAAAAGCCATAGCACTAAGTATTAACAAGTGTTTTTCAGATTGGGGCAAGTAATTGAATAACAATCCCTTACAAATGATACCCATAATAGGGTAAGGGGAAAAATAAGGCCTATCTTAGGAGGCCCCGAAGGTGGATGATCTAAGGATTACCAACAATAACACTATCTTAGAATTATCCCGAAGGTGAGTGACCTAAGGATTATTACCAATAACATCATCAATAACACTATCTTAGGGGGATCTTATGAGATCTTAGAATAAGGAGGACTTAAGGAGACCTAAGAATAGCTCTAAGAGTAGGTGTTAATGATTACCTATAACTAACCAACCTATCAGTGTTTAATGCAACATAACTCCAACATCCATCACCAAGAGATACCTGAGGTCTCTCTAGACAACCTAGAGCATGCCTTAGCTATGTTAAATGAACACTTCGATGATGTTGTTGTTGCTGTCCATCACCAAGACACCAGGAACATTAAGGTAACATCATCTAATCCTTATGCTGGCCTCGGGATGCTACCGACCATCCAAACGAAGCTTAGGGGTGCCATAGAACACGCCGAGATGACTCAGTTGATTCATGAGGAGTCCTATGAGATCGAGGAGGATGATAGGCTGTAGGTTTTTGTTATAAAAATGTGAAGGGGTATAGTTAACGCAGCGACGGCGAAAAACCCCCCGAGGGCCCCTCGAAACGCCACAATAGACGCCAATCGCACACAAAAGAAGCAAGGGGGTATGCTATCTACTTAACGACAAGCAAAAGGAACGACACTTAGAATGTCTTTGATCGCTTCGGTTATGTTATATTGACTAGGAGGGTCCACAATCGAAATTGTATAATCCACAGCCTGGTTTTCGTTAGTGCTTGTTTTTCGTTGTCCACCCCTTTTGAAATGTAACTGTATACACAATGTAAACACAACCTAAAGCAACCTAAGTAACACCTAAAGCAACCGGTGCTTACACTTTTCGAATAGACTGCCAGCACCCAAGAAAAGACACGGGAAACTTTTTTTGTTTTTTATTTGCAAGATCACTGAGATTAGCTCATTACTATAACCGCTTATGAAAAAAACAGAAAACACAATACACGGCCGCAAGGTCATTCAACAAGGCAACCGCTTAGTCGTAGAAGTTAACACCGGACGCGGTAAGGCATTTGCCAACGTGTCGAAGGAAGACCTAACACAAGCCACAAGGAAACTAGGCTCCAACCGGGGAAAGACTCGCCTATGGTTAGAGGGTAACATCCTAAGCGCCCAAGGCTGGCACACTGGTGACCGCTTTGATGTCATCCTTATCGATGGCGTCCTTAAATACGCCAAGAATCCTAACGGAAAGCGAAAGGTGGCCGGGAAACCCGGTCGTCCTATCATTGACACTAACACCGACAAACTATCCACCACCCTCAATGCCAAAGCGGGCGAGGTTGTTAATGTTATAGCCACAAGGGAAGCAATCACTGTCCAAAAGTAGAGTTATGACCTTCCTAGAAAACCTAACAGGCCCGCTCTTTATTATCCTCCTCTTGTGCGTGTTGCTAGTCGTCGCATACGCTTGCGTGGTTGTTAATTACGCCAAAAGCGCCAAGCGGTATAAGCGCATGCGGGAACAAGCAGAGTCCAAAAGAAGCCGGGAGGATTTCCGCCTTTAGTAACACCATCAACTAAAAACTAATGAACCAAACAATAATTGACCAAATCACCGAGGAAGTCGGCGGCCCGGACGCTATTTTGTCTTCCATTGAAACCGCCATGTTCGAAAACATAGATGAGGGATACTGCACCGCGTGCGCTTCGTTTTATGGTAACGTCGAACCGGACGCGCGAAAGTACGCTTGTCACGTTTGCAATAAAAAGGAAGTTTACTCATTAACTGAGATTTTTCTTTAATTCCAACCCAATTCCTCTCGTTTACGCGCGGGGAGTTGTATGGAGTCAATGAAGAAAGCTCCGTTTATGTTATGAAAAAAACAACCGAAACGAAACCAAGGGAAACAACCTTGATAGTGAATGAAATCGACAAGGTCTTTCCAAAAGCTGGAAAACAACCTTATGCGCTAGGATGTCACGCCATCGACATTGAAACAGGGGAACAAGTAAACGCTTTAATTAGCTTTGACTTCTCCGAATTGTTATTCGTCGTAGCGACTGGCAACACTTTGAACGAAACCTTGAACGAAGAAACAGCAAAATGAGCAACAATTACCCAAAAGGAAGAACAACGCAATTGATCAAGGATACTCTTGGAGTATCTTTTACAGTTTTTGAAGTTGAGGCTTTACTTGCCAAGTTGGAAAATCAATCCCATTCACAAGCTCCTTATTTTGACGGAAGGTTATTAGATAAGATCGAGCGTCTCAAAACTGCCTTGGGAAAGAATGTTAACGTGAAAGGGGAAGCAAACTAATGAAACTCTTAAACAGCGGGAACGCCAAAACGATCAAAGGGGAAAAGCTAGGCTTTAAAACCTACGGGGTCCACCTTTCGCCTTTTAACAAATCAGGATTCCAAGTCTGTAAATGGGCAAGCAAAGGTTGTGCGAGAGCTTGTCTTGATACGGCCGGCCGGGGTGTTATGTCCAACGTGCAAAGGTCTCGCATTAACAAGACTAAGTTCCTTTTTGAGGATCGAAACGGTTTTCTTGATCAACTACGCGCGGAAATCAAGAGCGCCATTAGATCAAGCGAAAAGAAAGGACTCGTTCCGTGCTTCCGTCTTAATCTCACGTCTGATTTTAAATGGGAGGAAACTGGAATATTCGAGGAATTCCCGGAGGTCCAATTTTACGATTACACCAAGGGGAAAAACCGCATGATTGAATATCTAGAGGGAAACCTTCCTCCAAACTACCATTTAACCTATTCCCGGAGCGAAAAGAAAGGCGACGACATCCACTCAAAAGCTTTCCTAGCGTCCGGGGGGAATGTTGCGGTTGTTTTCCGTGGAAAGCTTCCTAAAACTTGGAATGGTTTTGCTGTTATCGATGGAGACGAAAGCGATCTAAGGTTTTTAGATGGAACGGGAAAGGTTATTGGATTAGTTGAGAAAGGCTTAGCCAAGAAAGACGAAACCGGATTCGTAGTGGAAGCGTAATGAACAAATTCGAAGAAATCCTCTGGCTCTTTTTCTCTCTCCTGTCGGCCTATCTAGCGTGGGAACTATTCCGGGGAGGTAACTAGCCACAATCACACCGCAACACCGCCACAAGCGCCCCTTGGATCACCTTGGGGCGCTTTTTTGTTACCATCGCCACCCCTAAAACCTGGAAATCCTATCGTTGGGGCAAAAAACATCTTTACATGCTGAAAGTTCTCTGGTAATCGTTGGGCATGGCTACAAAAACAATAGAAGAGCTTTTCGAAATTACCTTTGTGAATCGTTGGGCCGGTAAGGCCCGGATGGAGGTAGAAAGTCGGAACATTTCCTTTTGGTTAAAGAACCTACCCAAAACCACAAGGGGGTTATCGTTGGGCGTAATCGACAAGGTGATCCTTAGCGAGGTCAAGAAGGGTAACAAACCCAGCACCATTAACAGTAAGCTTCAGACCTTGAAGACCACCCTGGATTTCACACGGGAACGCGGGATGCATGACGTTGGGTTCAAAGTTCCACGCCTAAAGCAACCCTCGGACGCCCGCATGAGTTTCTTTAGTGAAGCCGATCAAGAGGCCATCGAGTCCCTCATTGACGACAACGGCTTTCGGTTGTTCTTCCGTTGGTCCATTGAGACTGGGCTTCGACCAAGTGAATCGTTGGGCCTAAAGTCCTCCATGATACGCCGTGATCCAGTCGTTGGGCCGGTGATCGACATAATCAAGACAAAGAACGGGGAGCCAAGGACCATCCCATTAACAACCAAAGCTCTTGAGGCCCTCGAAACTGTTGGGGAGTGGAAGCGATACACGTCCTATAGAATTACCCGAGAGTGGGCAAGGTTACGCCGAAAAGACCCGGAGGCTTTGAAGGACTTTGTGTTTTATACGTGCCGACACACGTGTGCAACTAGGTTGTTATCCAAGGGTGTTAACATCAAGGTGGTCCAGTCTTGGATGGGACACAAGGACATCAACATGACATTGAGATACGCAAAGCTAGTGCCGAGTGATCTTGCCGCCGCCCGTGACATCTTAGAAAAATGAAAAGTTTACTAATGACCACCGAGCTTTTCCGTCGGGCTAACATCAACACCATGTATCGGGCCTCCCTTTGCATTGCCGTTGTGCTTAAACCTGGAGTCACCAACACTAAGCTTGCGGCGATGCTTCAAACCAGCCGGGAGTCCATACAGGTAGCGTTGCGAAACTTAAAAAAGGAGAACCTCGTTCACGTCACCAAGATAATCGACAAGGAGACCAACCGACCAAAGGAGACCAAGGTTTTCCCTACTCCTTACCTCAAAGATGTTATTGCTGAAATCACCAACCTAACAACAACCACCACCACATGAAAATAGAGCGAAAATACTTAAGCCATCGGGACCAAATAAAAGTGCAAATTCTTGAAGATGAATGCTTGATGTTAACCCAGCGCATCGCTAGGATCGTCAAGAAGCGAGATCGCTTGATGCGGAAACGCGACAAGATTCTTGATAAGGGCTTAGAGGCGTAAGAGAGCTACGCACGTGGTTTACTTGTTTTTCCATCATTGAACACCCTTATCAACTTCACTTTTTAATGGACCAGCACAACCTCAACCAAGAGATGTTAGATCTTGGGGTCCAAAGGTATCGAAAGAACCGGGCCAGTAACAAAGGCTCCCTCACCAACGCCGGAAGACGCATCATGCGTGAAGGAGTTGAGCCGGTATCGTTGGGCCTAGTTGAGTTGCTTCCAACAGTAAATAAAATAAAGAACAAGTC